TCATTGATTAATTTAATGTTTGCATTAATTTCTTTGCCGGATTTATTATAGATTTTTCTAATAGTTTTACTTTTTGTGGCTTTTTTTTCCCATTTTTTGTCAGCTTTTCTTACTTTCCTTCTAGCTGGGTTTGTCTTTTTAATTTGGCGGCGTTCTTTTCTAACGCCCCATTTCATACCTTTAACACCAGCATGTTCAAGAAAGTTTAAGCCTTTTTCTTTTAAAGATTCCTCAATATTGCTTTGAGCTAACTCTTGATCGGCCAACTCTTGCTTCCTTTTTCGCGCTTTAGCGGCAATAGCTCTAGCTTCCGCCTCGTTCTGCGGAACTGGCTCACCCCAAGCTGCAGCAGTAAGAGCAAACCTAGTAGGGCGACCTTTTTCGTCTTTTAGCGGTGGATAATTATCCTGGCCATAAAACCTCAAGGCCCAGCTAATCCAACGCTTTTTATCAGACGTGCTCGCTTTCGAGTAATTTTTGACTCCTGGCTTTAAATTACCACCAAAAGCTTTTCTACCAGCAGCTGTTAATCCACCTTTTGGGTTTTTTAAAGGTTTTTTATCACTCATGGTAATTCAACCTCCCGAAAAACGTTTAGACGCCACTCAAACTCTTTGATCTGGTTGTCCATTGCCTCTAGTAAAAATGAAGTTCCAGGTGGGTCAAACAAAACTCTACACTTTAAAAACACAAAAGACTTAACCATATGAAGCTGTTTGTCAGGAAGGCCTAACTCATCCCACTCAGAAGTTTCGTCTTGAATAAAGAATCCGCCTTCTTCTCCTACACCAAGCTGAGCCAGTGAAGAAAAAGTTGTATTAATAAACATAATAATGTCGGGGTCAAAAGCAGTATAACTTTCGCCAATACCTAAGACTTTTTTAGTACTAATCAGAATGCTATTCTCCATTTGAACCTCCTTTCAGACTACCAGAGTTTTGTATCTCCAGGTTTTCTTTGCGAGAAAGCGGGTATTAATAGGTTTTTGTTTCCGTAATGAATGGCATTATGCGTGGTTTTTGTGGTGGTAATTAAAAACTCTGGATCTAGTATCCATTCTTCTCCATGCAGAATGTCTTCTTTGATTATTGGATTTATGTGATGAACTAGAAGATTGCTATGAATTTCGTACCCTTCAACGCCCAAATCACACCCTTGATCACGCAAAATAACGTGATCTCGAGCGGATTTCCACTCATATGATTGATAGAATTCTTGGTTTAAATAGCGGTCAAATCCAAAAGTTTGAACGCCAATAGACCCATTTAACTTTAAATACTCAAACCTGTCTTCAAAACTATTTAACCTGTTTAGCTCTGAATATGTTCGTTCCATATCGTCACAAACTATCTAAAAACAGCTCAAAGTGCCTTTGCGGCATCTGAGTGTATGGAGTGTCGTGAGCTTTATTTGAAATGAAAGCCGAAGCAACAATGTTTTTACTAGCTAAAGCAGTTTGATACATAAACATGTGTTTAGCTGGTACAACCCCATCAAATTCACCATGAACCAAGCCAATTTTTGGAATCTTAGACGACGCCTGAGCGGAAACCATACTGGAAAGTGAAGACCCTTCAGTTTCTACCTGGGTAAGCGGGTAATCGTAATCGTTTCCGTAAAACAAGTTAGCGGTAATCTTTAATTTACCATAAGGAGCCACTAAAGTTTCTCCTCCACTAGCAAGTGGGCCGTAATCCGGATCGCTAGCGTCATTGTTGTAGGCCCACCACATATCGGATGGAGTTGCCCAAGTATATGCGCCTTTAAAAATTGGATCCGGTGTATTTGATCTACCGCCCCATTCACTGTTAACCGTTAAATCAAATCCGTTTAGATTAGATAAATCTCTACTGATTGCTGCAGCCTGAGCTAAATACGCCCCAGCTGAATGCCCAGTTACAATTACACGGTTGTGATCCAAAGCATAATCTTCTTGCTCTTTAATCCATAAAGCCGCCAACTTGACGTCCGAAATAAAACTAGGGAACTTTCCAGACCCCTGATTTGGCCAAGCGGGTTTGGCAATGTCAAACAAGCTTAACTGCCACGCAAAGATGTAGTCAATGCTAACAACAGCATAACCTTTTCGAAGAAGCCAATAAACCCAACCGTCATGAACGTCACCTCTTACTCCAGCGGAGAAGAATCCTCCATGAACATACATAACTACTGGCCAACCATTAGCCGGCGCGGTTCTTGTTGGGATCCAAAGAGTAAGAGCCCTGACTGATTTGCCTGGATCGTAGTTTAAATCATGAACTGTGTAGTTTGATGTTGAATATACAAACTCTCTTGACCTGTCATGCCAATTGTTTTTGTCTGATGTGTTCACAACTCCAGACTCGACAACGCCTTCTTCAAGTACTGGAACTTCTTGACCATCGACCATTTCGTACCAGGTGTTTACTGGAGTTTGATAATGTTGATCTGCTGTTCCATCCAGGTTATACGTATCAAAAACTTCAAGATCCCCAAACCACCACTCTTGAATATAGCCACCAGCACCACATTTAGACGGATGCCGTCCAAGCATAATACAATTTGCGTCGATGCTTGCGGGGTTACATGTAACAGTGTACCAAGGAGTTCCAGTGTCTGCCCACTTCCAAATCTTTAGTGTTACTTTTGGAGCAACGTTCTGAACTTGAATTTGAATTCGCCAAGTAAACCCCGTAGTGATCTGATTGTTAGTTGGCGGAGTTGTTAGATTAATCGCATTTGTTTCGCCTTTAAAAAATGGTTGATTTACTCGAGTAAACCCTCCGGTAGTAGTATACCTATTTAACATTAAACTAAATCTATCAGTTTGAGAATAATCAGTTCCAGACACATTCATGAACGTAATCATGTGTGGATAAGTGTCACTATAAAAAAGAGATAATGGATTTGAGTTTGTTGTCACATAAAATCTACACGAGTATTCGGTTAACGGAGAAATAAAACCATCTTCATTAACGCGAGAATCTCCAAAACGCCAGTAATTTCTAGCAGGAATGTTTCGCTCTGCATAATCAGTAAAGATAATTCCTCTAGAAAATGGTGTCCGTCTATTTGCCGATACATGCGAATTACCATAATAAACTTTTGAAGGTCTATAATCAGGAAAGAATGGAGGAGTTAGATCATTGATTGAAGGATTTGTCTGAAAACCTTCAGAAGGTTCTGGGCACTTTGGCGCTCCTTGCGTAGGGTGGCACCAAGTTGGGGGAGCAAGAGGCACGTCTTCTGGGTGGAGTCCTAAAATTTTTGTCACGCATACCTCCGACAGATTTTAGTTCCATCGGGAAGTCCTGCCGCAGACTCACCTGCATCTAAGAATACAACTGACTCTCCAGATGGCCCAGGTAACCCTCGAACATTACCGGCGTTAATAGTATTGTTATCTTTTGTAACTAAAATTAAATCATCCGCCTCAATATAGGCATTAATTAAAATGCCGTTTTCAATTTCCTTCATTCTTTCTGCAGTTAAACCAGTTACCGTGGCCATACCAACCTCCTTTGGCCTATCCGATACTCCAAGCTAAAGCTTCGTGCTCTAAATGCGCGGAGTTTGTGTGCACAGCGTTGGCCGCATCAGAAATATCAATTAAGTTCAAAACAACCATTAACGTTGCCAAAGCTCCAGCGCTATCTAAAGATTGATACCTAGGGTTTCCTGTGTTTTCAATGGACAAAATATTACCCTGCCCATCACTCGTTACTACTTTCATAAGGAACTCCTAACAAAAACGCAAGGCGGTTGAGTGCCGTTGCCTGGACCGGCTGAGCAAAACTGTGGTAATGCTCCGGTTACATTGTCTTGAAACTTTGTTCCGTTTAACGTAGCCATAGCGTCTGGAACTTGGTATCCTAAAATATGAGTAGTTTGAAAGTCTGCGTGCCCATTAGTTTGTTGAGCAACGCACGCTAACCAGTAAAGACCCGGTTCTAAAAGTAAATTGATTGTAATTACTTTAAAGTCCGGATCACTAGTCAGATCAATAGTTCCAGCATCTAAAATAAGTTGATAAGGCGAATCGTCTGTTGATGAACTAGAATATACACCAAGACGAGCAACAGACCCTGCGCCGATAGACGTTGAGTGTGTGTGGTTCATGCCGATTCGATCAATAATCATTGACCTAGTCACGTACATAGGCGTGTACCAAAGCCTATTGTTATTCGTTTGACCATTTCCAGAAGTAGTAGCAGAAGGAGAAGTGTACTGGCCATCAATAAACATTGCCGGAGGTTTAGGAGGATCCGTAGAATTAATTACAATTCCTGGGTCTCCTTCTGTATAATTTGGATTTAAGTCAATAGTGATGTTGTCGCCGGCTTCAATATCTAAGATACTTAAAGATCCCCCGACACCAGCAATTGGGCCTCTACTAATAACCGCGTACATCTCACCAAAAACTGGAATATTGTTAGGCGTTAATACGACCTGCCTGTACTGATGGACGATTAGCTGCTGATCATCACCATTGAAAAGAATGCCGCTAGTTCCAGCGTCTAGAGTAACATCTCCGTCTTCTGCAACGTTAATAACCCACCACTCTTGGCCGTAGTGTGTTAACGATACAGTATCAGGAAATGTAATTACACAAGATGCCGCAACAATGAGAACCCTTGGAATGCCAGTAATAGTAGTGTCTTCAAAAATAAATTCAACGTTTCTAGACTGTAAATACTGCGTATGAGGATGACCAACAGTTAAGTTTAAAAGCTCGGCATGATCGTCAGTTCCTGCAGATTCTCCAGGAGGACCTTCTGGACCCTGCGGACCTTCTGGCCCTTGGGCTCCTGTAGGACCGGCTGCTCCAGCAGGACCAGCAGGACCAGCGGGTCCAGTAGCTCCAGCCGGTCCAGTAGCTCCAGCCGGACCGCTTGGGCCAACTGGGCCAGACCGAATGATAGTAATTGCGCCAGTCGCAGGATTCTGAAGAATCCTTTGCGTTCCGGCCTCTGAAAATGGATCGCTCATTCTGTAACCACCCCTTGAAACAGGACCTTTAACGGCTCACTAAAAATACTTAACGGTTCATCGCCGGAGATTCGTTTTAAATCCATAAAACCATAGGTTTTAGTAACGTTTGTTAAATCTTCACTGTTTAGAATTAAAACTAACTCTCCGTCCGTGCCATCGGTTGCGTACTCAACGGTGAACGTCGCCAATAAATCAGAGTCTAAACTTTTTTCAGATCTAATTTCACTGGTGATTGTTTCACCAGAAACGTCAAAGGCTAAACCGACGGCGACATAATTTGTCCGATTCAAATGAATCACTAGTTGATCGTGCATTAGTACTCCTCGTCTTCGGTCAAAATATCTTGCCCAGCGTAAGCTCGCATGGCATTTAGAGCCGTCTCATACAACTCTTCAACTCTTTTAGCCGAGGCCATGTGCTCTACTTTTGCATTTAATAACTCGTTTTCTCTAGACAAGCGCTCTTGTTCTAAACGTTCTCTAGTAGAGCCGAGCTTTAAATAATGACTAATTACCTGAGCGGAGGCGGTTCCTTCCATTAATTGTTTTTCCGCCAAATCTACAGCAAGAGAAACAAGCTGAGTCTCTCTTGCTTCCGGCGTTTCAGCAGGCTTTCGCTGCTTTTGCGTTTGTCTTTTTGCAGGCACTTGTTTCTCCTTTCTGTAGAGTTGTTACATAGTGTGGGCCCGGCACAAGTGGCTCAAGCCCAGGAGGACGGGCGAACACTTAAAGACTTGCCCGGGCCCACGAATTTAGGAAGTGGCTTTTGCCGTCTGCTTCATGGCACGAGCAACAAAGTCCTGTGCTGCGCTCTTAGGAATGGTCATAAAGCCAACTGATTTACCAGGCTCCACAAGCTTTGCAAACCCTACTAAATCAAGCCCAGGAAGAGGAATGGTAACCGCGCCAAACTGCGCAAAGAAACCGACGCCATCTACTGCAATATACATGTCTGCCTCCTTAACATCAAACGAAGAGTTTGATGGAAGATTTGAACTGTTGTTGTAAACCGGCCGGCCAAACCCGGCAATATTATACCTATGTCTGGAGCGAACCATAACTTCGCCGCCGTTAGATTGATTCTTCATTGAGGTGTTTCCCTCAATTGTGTCTACGTAAATACCTCTTGAACCAGTGACAATACCAACGTGGTCAATAACTCCGTTGTTTTCAAAATCAAAATAAACAATATCACCCGGCTCGCACGGTCCATTATTATGCATCCATCGGTTTAAAAGTTTATAGTTGTGAACTCCAGAAGGAGTGTACACCGAAGAAGGCTCAGTGTTTCCAGATCCACTTTTTGTAACTGAAAACCCTGCGTCAATTAAAACACAATCGGTAAAACTTCCACACCAAGGTTGAAACTGGTAGCCAGTTCGCTTACCAAAAATAGTTTCATTACTTCTTGGACCTTCTCTATACCCAATCCACTTTCTTGCCTGATTAACCACATCGTTTCTAGTTGGCATTGACAACCTCCCTAAAGATCTAAACACTCTTAGCGCCTCCAACCCCAAAACTTTTTTTCAAAATCTCCCCCGGGGCCAAAAAATGTGGTCCGGCGATGAAGGGAGGGGGGTAATTTTAAAGACCCCTCCCCCCCTTCAAAGCCTGACTAGTTTAATAATCAACTTCTTTTGAAACTTTTCTATAAAGTCCAGAAATATTTTCTTCAACAATCTCATCAATTGCTAATTCATTAGCGATATTCTGATCAACTTCTGATAACTCATTAGACGTGAAGGTGAGCCTGGCCAGGAGGGAAGAGGTGTTGTACCCTGCCGCCACATCATAAGCAAACCATTCTTTAAAGTTTTCAAAAGGATCGAACGGATTGTCGACAGTTGTTAACATGGAACGTTTCATCTTCACTCCTTTCTACTCTCCACCTTCAACAGCCAAGTCTAATGTTGACAGTGAGACGCCAAGCTGTTGAGCTACCTCAGCTCTTGTGTAGCCTAGAGCTAACATAGACTCAGCTCGCTTAGTCTTTGCTGATGTCATCTTAACTTGAGTTCTTGGTGTTGCAAGTTCTCTAACAACATCCATGTCTGCATGTCTAAGTATCTCAGTAAGTTTGTGATTGCTGATAGCACCAGCTTGAATAGCTTCCCATTCTTTTGGTGTTAACTTAATGTCTTGCTTCTTAGCGCCTGTTCTATTCCTAGCTTCGTTTAAGGCCTGGGCCTTAAGTCTTTTCTCATGCGCTTTATCTAAATTAGGATTAGCATCTTTCTTAGTCTGAAGAACAGAGTTAGCTAGTAGCTGTGCCTGCCGTTCCCTAGGTGCGTTTAACTGGGCGAGGGTTAGCTTATTATTTAAACTATCAACTTCATTCTTATAAACCTTGTTAGCTGAAGGTGAGTACTTAACGGAGGGGGTCTTAACTGACTCTCTCCTGGCTTCGTTAGCAAGGGCCTTTAGTTTATTAGAATGATCGGCGTAAAGGTTTTCAATCCTTGTGCCGGACGAAAGAGTACGGGCGTCTTTAGTAATACTAAGCCTCTCTACTTTAGTAGTTAAAGGTTGCCCTGTTCTCCAACTAACTTCACCCGTTGGTTCGAATACCCGTTCACCAGTATCTTTATCAATGGGGCCACCTTTAGCCATCGACCTAGCTTTAAACTTAGGGACGCGTTCTTGTCCCTTTGCCCTAGAGATTAAGGTCGAAGCTCCACCAGGAGGACCACCATCCGGTTTGGCCTGGTACTTAGCTCTTAGATTCTTAATACCATTATCAATCTCAGATTGTTTATAGTTTAGCCTGTGCTTTTCTGCATCAATAACAACCATTGAATGTCTAACGGCGGCGGCAAGCTCTGTGGTTGGGGCGCCTTTAATAGTCATGTCTGTAATTAAATTAGATATTTCGCCCATTTGCCGTTGAGTGTTACTCATCACCTTCATTCCAGGGTATTCTTTATATGTAACCCTTGGGTTGAAGTTTTTTAAACCTTCAAGAGCAGCGGTAGACGTTATCTTTCCGTTGTTATTAGGAATGACTAATACCGTGTCCCCGTCAAAGTCAGCGCCTGATAATCTTTCTGCAACTTTTGCGTTGATACCCACCGCATCTAAAGCATCACCCAAAATGTTTTTTGATTCTTTGTGTTTGTTATTAACTTTTAACTTTGGAATCTCAAAAGTACCGCCATGTGGGAATCTAATCAAAACTACTTCTTCACCGTTTTTATAGTTAGGCGCATAGATTTCATTAGGTTTTAAAGACTTAATTGGCATAATCACATGATAAGCCTGTCTTGGTAAGCTAGCGGCAGATAAATGTACGGATGCGGCGTCAGTTCCATCAGCAAATTCGTCTAAAAGTTTTTTCCTGACGGCTGGATTTGTCAACTGTTTAATTGTGTTTAAATCATTGACGCGTCTTTCATAAGTCATGTCCAGCTGTTCTTTAGCTAACTGTGGAGTTTGTTTTGACAACACCTGAGTCGAGATGGATTTAGACCATTTCCCCCATTGACCCTCTTCTGTTAGAATGTTCATAACAGAAGTTACTTTTTGTTTGCCATCCTTGGTGGGCTTAGTTATTTGTCTACTAACTGTAGCGCCAAAAGGATTGTCCGGGTCATCTGAGAGTGGTTTTAAAACGTCTAACTTATTTGTGACTTCTGATTTAGATTTGTTTGTATTAAACACAACGTCAACGCCATCAGGTAAATCATTTTTATAGATTGCCATGCCCTTCATATAATGTGAATTACCAACCTGAATTCTTACCTGTGCGTACCTAGAGCCTCCTATAGAAAGATCTTCTACACCAGGTCGCATATAAATAACTCCGTCAGCTTCTTCTCCGCCGTCTTCTTTATAATTGATAGCAATTCTTTTTGGATTTAAAGGTAGAGGTGGCAGCATACCCAAAATAGTTTTACCAGTATCGTCTAAATGAATGTTTGGCGCTTTGATGTTGTAGCGATTTTTACTTACATCGCCAAAGGTTGTTCCCGGAGGAGCCAAGACTTTGAAGTTTGTTTCAAAATCAGTTCCTAACTGTTGAACTTTAATGTTAGTGTAAACATTATACCCTTCGCTTTTCAGAATTTGAAGGGCAGTATTAAGGCGCTCTTTACTAACATTCAAATAGTTCTCAACGCCATTACCAACATCAGTCAAACCATTTTTATCAACAAACTCTCTTAAGATTGATGCGGTTTTTAAGGTTAAATCTTCTTTGTCTTTTAATCCTGGTGCTAAAAGGGTTCTAACTGTAGACTCTGGGATCCCCATTTGTTTCCCAATAGCCA